TATACATGCTCAGGCATAATAGTCGATAGAGAATCATAGTTCTCTAACCACTCGTTGATTTTCTTCTTAGATAGTGGTGTCTGTCTAGAGCCTTCGTCGATAAAGACGCTATCAGCACTCAGTACATTTGGTACACCATCGCTTGAATCACCTCTAAAGATATGTTCTTTGATATATTGAACTGGATCCTTTTCAGTAATAAGCTTCTTCTTCATAGGAGAAAACTGCTTTACATTCTTATACTTGTGGAGCTGGATGAAGTCTTTATCAGCCGATACGATCATGACCTTTTCGTTCTTACCGAACTCTTGTGTTTCTTGTACAAGACATGCGATAATATCATCAGCCTCGACACCACGCATATGAAGTGGTATCCATGGAAGATTGGCACCGATCTCTTCGCGAACCTTAGTAAGAGTATCGAAAAACGCAGACCAATCCATAGCAGAGCTATCTCGTGCTTTTGCTCGATTAGCTTTATATTGTGGAAAGACGTCTTTACGCCAAGATCCACCATCACACGCAACAACCATTTGTCCATATTCTTCTCTGAACTTCATGTTATACATGCGAAGGCTATTCAGCACGACGTGTCGTAATATGTCTTCTGTTGGTGCTTCATTACCCTTTGAATTGGCAAAGAAGGCCGCAACTGCGATACCTGAGTAGTCAACTATAATCATAATATATTTCCTTTATTGTTTAATCTTATATAGATTATACACTATTTTAGCGCTAATGTAAACAATTAAATTCTTTCCTCTATCCACAGAGGCTTAAGATGAGCGCGGTGGATTTTCCCACCTACGAAGGCGTTGTGATATTCATTCGGCTTTAGTAGAACATCGCGTACGATCTGTTCTTTCATTTCGATATAATTTAGTTCACCCTTACTCTTACATAGATGTAGTATCTCTCGATCGAAGTGATCTAAACCGTTCTCTTCGACAATAAGCTTTACCGCTTCGCTTGAACCACAATATGTTTTCCAATCAGATTCCTTTAATGATCTTCTCTTGCGCTTCTTTCCCTTCAATGGTGGTTTAGTTACTTTCGAGAAGAAGCCTTTCTTTCCGATATACTTCATACCAGTCTCCTTATCGGTGACCATATAGACGAATCCGATATAGGCACCGATCATCTCACTAGTAAACTCCTCAGCTTTATAACTCCACATAGAGTTATTTATAAACCTATTCGAACTCGTTGGTCTCGATTAGATCGAACTCTCCGAAGTTTTCTTCACTACAGAATGGGCAATATGTTGGAACTAAGTCTTCATCAATATCTTGCTCAAGCCACTGAATAGTATATTGAGAAGCGCAAGCGTTACAGTATTGTGTTTCTTTAATCATTAACCTTCGCACGATGCGCATTGAAGTAAGTTGCGTGATAGTTCCTGTGATGGATTAGTGCCACGATGATAGTATAGTGTCTTTACACCTTGCTCCCATGCGAAGATAAGAAGTTGATTTACCTCTTTCGGTGGAGTCTTAGGATGAATCATTAGATTGATACTCTGCGCTTGATCGATATTGGTTTGACGGATAGCAGTCTGAATAATAACCTCCTTCTGAGAGATCTCGCCAAACGTCTTAAACACGTCTTTCTCATGATCAGATAAGAAGTCGAGGTGCTGAACTGAACCTCCGTGCACTAGAATAGATTTCCATGTTGGACCGTTATTCTTGCTATAAGCATCAAGCACTCTTTCTAGATATGGATTCTTATATGTAAACTTACCCTTTGCAAGGTCTTTAACGAAGTAGTTACTGTTAAGAGGTTCAACACTCGGCGATACTTGACCAAGAATAAACGAACTTGATGTAGTAGGAGCGATGGCCATTGTAGTGACATTCCTACGACCATAACCCTTCAATAATTCAGGTTCACCATATTCTTTTGCAAGAGACGCAGATGCATCATGCGATTCTCTTTTCATGTATCTGAAAATGTCAGTCGTGAGCTGCTTTGCTTCAAAGCTTTCGAACGGGATTGATTTACTCTGTAGATATGAGTGCCAACCAAGGACACCAATACCGAGTGCTCGCTGAGTTGTTGCAAACTTACGAGGAGCTTCCATGAATGGAATATCTTCAGTCTTACGGATGAACTCAGACATTACCGCATCGAGGAAGTATGTAAGAACTTCAACTGCATCAGTACCTTTCCAATCGTCATAGTGAAGTAGGTTCATCGATGATAGGTTGCATACGAATGACTCATCGTTACTTGATGATAGCGCGATCTCAGAACATAGATTAGAAGCATGGATCGTATGACCTTTGTCCTTATAAACATCTGGAGCGTTATCATTAATAGTATCACTAAAGAAGATATATGGATAACCAGATTCATATCGCTTCTTAATTACTTTGCCCCATACCTTTCGCTTATCCTTATCTCCATCAACCATTGACTTCATCCACTTATCAGAGACTGACACACCAATAGAAAGATTCTGAATGCTATTACCATCACTGCGGATCTGTAAGAACTCTAAGATGTCAGCATGATCAATAGGCATGTAAGCTGCGAATGATCCTCTACGAACATTACTCTGAGAAACAACATTTGTCACTGATTCGAATAACTCCATGAAGTGAACTGGACCGTTTGACTTTCCACCAGTGCCAATATTTGCACCTCTCTTACGAATATCTCCAAAGTAAGCAGATGTTCCACCTCCCATTTTCGTCATCATACCTACTTCAGCTTGCTTAGTAAGTATCGATTCTAGAGTATCATCGACATAAGAACCAAAGCATGAGATAGGTAAACCTCTCTCCATTCCGTAGTTAGCCCAAATAGGAGATGACAATGAATACCATCCATATGACATATACTCTTCAAACTTCTCTGCGAAACCTGCTTTCTTTAAGTCACTCTCAGCAGTCTTTGCGATGTATGTGATTCGTTCTTCAGGAGTCTGATCGCCTGTTAAGTATCCGCGTTTCAGGAACTTCCGCGAATCGTCATTTAACCAATAGTATTTTTCCATAATATATATATACACTTTTTACGTTCAATTAGAACAAATCTTCTTCACCGTACGATTTATCGTTCTTAGAATATTCTGTAGGTCTCTTACTGAAAAAGTCAGTAGAAGTATTTCCAAGAACGTCCTCGTCGAACCATTCTGTTTTCGTTAACATCTCTTGATCGACATCATCAAACACTGGCTCAATACCAATCTGTGTAAGAGAATCATTAAGTCGATTCTTAATAAAATTTTGTAGGATAGGAGTACTTAGATTCTCTGACTCATAACCATTCACTGACCATTCAATGATTTTGGATTCAGCCTTATAAGCTTCTTCGCACTCATGTCGAATACGCTCTACAAACTCTTCATCGAACAACTCTGGATGTTCTTCTCTGATAGTGTTTACAAGCTTCATACCAACCATAGCATGAAGTAGTTCTTCCTTTGAAGTGTATGCTACTTGCTGAGCAGTATCCTTAAGAAGATTGCGGAAGCGATTAAAGTAATTGATTGTATAGAACTGACTAAACAACGATACGTTCTCTACATACAATGTAAAGAGGATAAGCGAATACACGTATTGTTTCTTTGAGTCCTTATAGTATTTGTGAAGATACTTACGAAGGTACTTTACTCGATTCTGAATGATGTCGAGCTTAAGATTCTCTTCAAAGATATCGTTCATATCCAATACATCGAGCAATCTCTCGTATGCATTATTATGGATAACCTCGACATTTGCCATCACATAACCAAGATCAGTGATTGATGGATGAGGAAGGTTCTGGCCAACATTAGCCCAAAATGTTTTTACTGCAACTTCGATCTGTGCGATAGCCGATAAGCTCCGCGAGACCATGTCACGTTCTTTATCAGTTAGGTTGACTTTGAAATCCTGGATGTCAGACTGGAAATTGAATTCCTTGTCGGTCCAAAAGCCATTGTGCATAGCTTCGATGAACTCTTCAGTCCAAGGATAGTGATCAGGTTTGCGGGAGATTTGTTCTTCGAATATCATAGAGTGTTAATTGAGTGGTGCTAAGGTATATACTATACTAAAAGGCTAACGATGTAAACAATAATATGTTTTTATTCATTAGCAGCTCTGCGTCTAATAGACCTAAGTGCACCAGTCGTCTCATCTCTCAATATGATAACCGAATTTCTGTTTTTCTTTGCGTAAGCGTAAAGGCTTTTTTGGTTTTCGTCCTGTAGATCTAGATATTTAGACCATCTTTCGAACTTATTACGACCTGTATCAAATCGTCTGAATATCTCACTCGGAACATTAAAATCCTTATACTTCTTTTTGGCGCCAAGAGGACGGTCCGTTATTGCTACAGCTGCAGTTGTAACTTGATCATTAATCATCGTGCGATATCTCCCTGAGTTATATAGATTTTTTGTTTAGTTTTGATGTGAGTAGCTTCATACACCGCAAGACCAAATATATGTCCAACTGGTGCATGCTCTTTGATGCTAACTGTAGTATTCTTCTTTGCGAGTGGCTCGCCAGTGTGCGGTAAAGTAATATCTCTTAAGAGAGTGTAGTTCGATTCTTGGATACAATTGCTTTCACTGATAAGATACCATTTATCCGCGATTTGTTCTGTAAGATCTATTTGGCTGATATCAATTCCAGTTGCATTCTTTAATGTCTTTGATATAGCCTTATCGGACATGTTCGTATTCTCTTTAATGAGATATAGCGCTGCAGCATACGAAGCCAATGTTGATTTGCCGAGAGG